TTTAGGATCTTTTTCAAGAGAGTATCTTATATACGCCTCTGCGAATTTTTTTAATTGTGGGCTACTCATTTACATCACATCCACGACTCTATACATATCAAGCACACGCTTAATATGGTCGGGGAAGCCAATATCTTGACTGATACTGGTAGATGTCTCATTTTGGAGGGTTGCTCCAGCTAAAGACTTTCTTCCCTTGTACTCTTCTTTAAGGTAATAGGTTATCAAGTCATATATAGCCAAACGCAAGTCTTGGGGGGTTGTTGAATAACCGGCTCTATATATGATTTGTACAGAAGCAAAGCCTCGCGACCATGCTTTTGAACTAATATCACCATCTATCCTGAAAATACGATCATGTTCAGTATCTACATAATAATCTGTATTCACGGTTAGAGTTGTATACGAGTCAGTAATTGAGTCTCTTTCCTGAACGGAGCTTACACTCACTAGGGGAGACTCGGTAAGAAAAACCTCTGCAGTACCAGTATCAAATATATCAAAAGTTTCTGTTTTATTAGAACCATAATAATCTATAAGAGTACTGCCACAGTAGGTTTTTACCAATTCACTTATGGAAGTTACAAGCACGTCAATTTGAGAGTCATCTTTTGCATGCTCTATCTTTTTGTATGCTTTATAATCAGCTTTAGTACATAAATTTGCCATAAATAAACTCGTAAAAACCTAAGGGGGCGGAAAACCACCCCCAAAGATTACCCAGCGTTATGAGCCTTTATATTGCAAGGCCCACGCGGACGTGGCACCAGCAATAACTTGAGCAAAGCCGATACGTTGACTAGCAACGAGTACTCGGCGTTGATTGGCTACTTCATAGTCACTTTCAACTGTAATGCCCCGCAAACGCGGAACTATATAATTTCGAGTGTTTACAGCCGCAGCAAAGAATTTATCTACTGCTGGCGTGGCAAATTCGTCAGATACGATAACCGGTGTACCGTATACTTGACCAACTTGACCAGTCAGCTTGGTAGCAAGTCCTTCAACTTGGCTGGAATCTGCATATGCAGAGTCTGCGATTAGCTCATGGTATGCTCTTAGACTAACGACATATACTATGTCAGTAGGCCTTAGACCATATTTACCCATTTGCTTACGAGCTGCTAATAGATCAGCAGCTTCTAGTTTATTGTCAGCATGTGCGAAAGCTTCAGAAGTTTGCGTTCTTTGACCGGCACTATTTGCTATGGTGACAAATCCCGCAGGAGATGCACCACCAGTCCCAAAGGGACCGTCAGCATTATTACCGACAAGAATCATAGCTTCTACAGCACGAGCGTGCGACCGAATTACCGCATCACGAATCAATGGAAGTACAGGAATAATTGCATCCTCTTCCGTTTCATTGCCCAGGTAGGACTGTGAAATGAGTTTTTTCGTGGATATGGTTAGTTCGGTTAGATCTGCACCACCCCAAGGCGTGCCATAAGCATCACCTCGTTCTGCCAAGTTACCATGCGGGCTAGTGCCCGAGGCAGTCTGGTTAGTCGTAAATTCGGCATAACCAGCATCTGGCATGATGGGAAGGATCTGTGTCGCTGATCGCATTGCGATTTCACGGAACATCGGCGCAAGGATGAGTTCAAGTTGAATATCTCTTTCAATATTAGAAGAGACTTCCTGCTCGAAATCAGCCGAAGAAACTTGGACACCAGAATGTTGATTAACTTTTTCTAGGACATCCTTAGCAAGATCCGTTTCATACCCTCTACCCGTTGAACGGGCGAGCATATAAGCATCTGCTATTTCTTCTTTGTACGCTTCTTTCCAATCTGACTCGCTGGCTCTGTTAGAGAAAATTCGCTTAGATTCGCGAATACCCTGAATTTCTTCAGCTTTCTCTTCTAGTTCAGAACGTAGTTCTTTAACTACAGATTCCAGGTCTTCGTGATTCTTGGACACGCGCTCTTCAACATCGTTGATTAGGCGCTCCGCACCAGTTGTTACACCTTGAACCACAGCTTCGACCTCAGCTTTTTTCCTATCGAGTTCTTGCTCTTCAGCAGCTTTTTGTGCATCAGAGGTAGCTTTTTCGTCTTCCTCTTTAGCTTGTTTTGCAGATTCTCGCTCGGCCTGAGCCATAGCAATTTCCGCAGCTGTTTTGCGCGCTACTTCTTTAGCGAACTCTTCAAGATTAAAGTCTTCTTGATCAGACATTACTTTTTCCCCGAAGACAGCGTTAGCTGTTTCTTTTGGTGAGTCTTCATCAGACTGACCAGATTTTTGAGGATCGTGGATAAACTGTGCTTTCCAGGCAGTGTAATCTTCTTCTGAGTCAAATGACTTTGCTACAGAGAAGACAGCCGCTTGATTAGCGGGTACAGATACAACTGATACCTCAAACAGTTCAGCATCCTTAATCCTTAAACCGTCAGTTTCCTCTATATAATCTGCGTCCTTTACTCGGAAACCGACGCTAAAAGCACCGAGAACGCCTTCTTTAACCATGTCGCGAATTTTACCCGCGGACTTGGATATAAGACCATTAATTTCTAGACCCCTATCAGTAGTTTTTAAATCAGTTGCTCTACCAATAGGTTCATTATAGTTGTGGTTAAATAGAATAATTGGATTATTCTCATAATTCTTTAAGCCGCCCTTTTCCCAAGCAGTGGCTTCAATAACATCCCCAGCTCGATCTTCATCATTGGTACTTGCATAACCACGTATTTTTACAGTACCATCATCTTCTTCATGAGCTTTGAATTGAGAAGTTAGACTAAAGATTTTATTCATCATCATCCTCTTCTTCAGGAGGTCGCCCTCCTTCTCCTGGATTTCCAGCGCTCCCTGCTATATTAGCGGGAACTCTAACTTCATCCAGTCCATCTAAGGCTTCCATTCGTAAAGACGCTCTAGCTTCATTTGGAGTTATAACTCCTGTGTTAACTAGAGTAGAATAATATGCTGCTTGATCTCGTAGTTCTGGCTGAAGTGCAGGAATATTACTAATATCTTCCTGTAAGTCAAACCCAAAGTACCTTTCAAACGCAAAATTCATCTTCCGTACGATAGGAAGTATGGTTTCCAAATAATACATTCGATGATTAGGTCGAATATTTGCATTATTTCCACTATCAAGAAGTAAGGGTGGAACACCCATTGCTTCTAAGATAATTCTTTCGTTGGCTTCAATTGATGCTTGGAAATCTAACTCTTTAAAGCTGATATTAGTTAATGTATCAACTTCTAATCCGCCATCTAAAATAAGAGGTCTGTGCCCTCCTGTATTCGGATTATAACGTGCTCTCCAAGCTGCCAACATTCTTTCTTTAATCTTTTCACTTAATGTATTAGGACTTTTGATAACGAGTCCTGGTACTGCTCCATTCTTAAAGAAAGTATCTTGAAACTTTCTCATTGAGCCTAGTAATTGCATGGTTCTCCATGCGGGCTTCAATCTAGGAACTCCTCTATAAATTGAATGAAAGGAGTTCTCTTTAATATGTATAATCTCTTCCGGGCTATAGTCTAGTTTACCTTGATAGACATACCTTTTAACAAAATTCTTTTCATGAGTATCTATGTCTACATTTCTTGCTGGTAGATGGTATAAAGCTGCCCCATCAAAGTATACAAATATGTTCCCATCAATAAGTAAGTCAATTATAAGATTTCTTTTAAAGCTATTAACATCTTGAAAAGGGTTAGGCTCCACATTAAGGAGAAGTTCAACCCTAGACTTACGAATATTTTTAACTACGGGGTCTAAAGGTAACTTATCTCCTACATCTACTGGAATCTCGGCTGCATCATCAACAATCATGTTTACAGCTCTATTAACAACTTCTATTTCTTCATATGCATTGGCATAGTTGATATAGTTTTCAGTTGTTCCTAAACTAAAACCTTCATCTCTGGCAATGATAACTTGAGCAGGATTTAGCTTTTCTTCATCCTCAGGTTGTTCTCTATTAAATATGTTATTGTACCAAGCCATGCTTCTCTCTTTGCTTTCCTACCCACCGCTTTTGTTTCGGTGCTGTCGCCAAACTAGGGCGCTTACCATAAATCGAATGTAATTTTAAGTGATGGGTATGACAAAGAGTTACTGCTTCGTCATACAGTTCTTGGTAGTGCTCCTCTATGAATCTTTCCCTAACAGATATGATATCTTCTGCTGTGCTAATATTTAACTTGTTTCTAAGTAGCCAAATATCTAACAGCTCTGTCAATCCGTGAAAGTGATGAAAATCCAGATTTTCTTCACTATTACAGATAAAGCATTCCGATCCTTTTGAGTACTTCGCCTTTGCTTTATCTCTAACGTATTTAATTAAGTCTCTCTTTAGGTTCATAATACATTTTAATTCTAGAAATTATACCAAATTGGGCACCGTTTGTCAAGAGTCATTTTTTGTGAGGTATATACTAAAATGTACCAGCAGACGTCTCGAAGCTATACAGTGCGTATCTTAATGCATCCGACATATGTGAAAATTTATCATGTTTAGGTTTCTCTCGCAAAAGATTAGGATTCGGGTCCCACTGATACTGATCTAAGCATGCCAAAGTATGTTCACATAATTGATTCACTAACAGTTTGTTATTGTCTACTATATTGGCTACATGGGCTATACCATCCAACACTGATTTCTTAGCATTTATAGTGCTAATGTCATAATTCTGTGCTAGATCAAATCTAGTCTGTTGAGCAGCAGAATCAATATAAATCCAATCAATATCCCACTTCTCGATCAACTTTCTTATTTCT